CTCCACATCCGGTCGGAACACTCGGCCCTCAACACCCTCCTCCAATCCGCAGGGGCACTGCTGGTTAAGCAAGCCACGATCAACCTGTACCGGGAACTATCCACCCGTGGGTACATCTTCGGCAAGGACTGGGCAATGGTCGCCCATATACATGATGAATTTCAATTACAAGTCCGTGAAGAACTCGTGGAAGAAATCAGTCAGGTCGCCGTGTGGTCGTTCCAAGAGGCTGGCCGTCAGTTCAACTGGCGCTGCCCGCTGGATGGGGAAGCAAAGACTGGAGATAACTGGGCTTCGACTCACTGAGGTAACTGGATGGACAAGCAGACAGTGGCCGTACTCCAGCGGTGCTACATGCAGCCCTTCACCGTGCAGTCCAACTACGCCCGAGAGCGGGCAACCGCAGTAGCAGAGCTGGCCAGTCGCGGCCTTATCACCACCCATGTAGGCCATGGCGTCTACAGCAAGCACTGGCGGGTCACCCCCGCCGGTCGTGCCCTTCTTGAGTACACCAACGGAGAGAAATGATGCAGATCATCTACGCCAAGCCGATCAGCGAGCAGATCATCGAAGCACAAGCCGAGGCCGAGCGCAGCGGTCGCCGCATCGAGAAGATCGTCCTGACCCAAGACGAGTTCGAGCAACTGAAGGCTGAAGCCCGCCGTGTCTGGGGAGTTGGTCGCAAGACCATCCAGACACCCAGCGTGACCATGTTCGCCGGGGTTCGACTGGAGATCGAGGAGGAGGAGTTCTGATGTTCCTCGTCTACTCCACCCCCGACTGTCCCTACTGCCACCGCGCCAAGGAGCTGCTCGAATCCCGGCACCAGACCTTCGAGGTCATCAACGTGTTGGAGTCCGAGGAAGCTATGGAGATGTTCGCAGAGTGGCGCGTGAAGACCGTCCCCCAGATCGTCCACAACAACGTCCACATCGGTGGCTACGAGGATCTGGTCAAGTACATGGAGGCCGATAGTGAAAGCTGAATACGTCGACCACATGGGGTCTGATGACTCCGTAGCCAACGCTGCAAGGGTCAGCTTCGACAAGCTGGCCTCCATGTTCACCCCCGAGGAGAACGCCGGTCTGATCCGGTTCCTCGCCCGTGGGTGCAGCACTCAGAAATGGCGGGAGTTGATCGACTCGATCCGCTGCTGTGACGACCCGGAGATCATCGAGGAGATCCTTCTCGAAGTGAAGCGGATGCCGGAACACTGGACTCCCTTCGCCCACACCGCCATCACCCTCCGCATGGGTGCCCCGGTGCCCATCCGTACCCAGTGCTTCAAGCATAAGCAGGGGCTGGTGGAGAACGAGGAGTCGCGCCGGTACATCAGCAGCCGCCCTGAGCTGTACGTCCCTGACCACTTCCGCCGCAAGGCTGCCAACGCCAAGCAGGGTTCCGGTGGTGTCCACCCCGACAGTGATCTGTGGTTGAACGTCTACCGGATGCAGTGCGAGGGGGCCATCGCCGTGTACGAGCGGATGATCGCCAACGAGGTATGCCCGGAACAGGCTCGGCTCGTCCTGCCCCAAGGGGTGGAGGTCAACTGGATCTGGACAGGCAACCTGTTCGCCTTCGCCAACTTCTTCAACAAGCGCACCGACAGCCACGCCCAGAAGGAAATCCAAGAGCTGGCCCATGAGGTCGGTCGCATCATCGAGCCGCTGTTCCCCGTGAGCTGGGCGGCTTTGACGCGCTAGGAGGTATCCACCCGTGGATGAATTTGAGGTCATCTTCGACCCCCTGAAGAACCGAGTGGAGGATCTGGTCAAGCTCTCCAAGGCAATCGACGAGAGCCTGTGCGCCCAGATGCAGGAGGTCTTGCTGTCCGCTGCACGGCTAACCCTGAGTGAGATGCAGGACTTCCACCAAGCCCACCAGAACCCGCCCGCCGAACTACACGCTTTCCCCGGAGGTAAACACTAATGCCCACCATCGCTCTGATGGACGGGGACATCTTCGCCTATGAAATCGCTGCCGGTGCAGAGGAACCCATCCATTGGGGTGATGGCCTCTGGACTCTCCACGCTTGGGAAGAACCTGCCAAGGCCAAGCTGGAGGGTCGCATCGAGGAATTAGGGGACAGTATTGGAGCCGACCGCATCATCGTGGCCATCTCCGATGACGCCAACTGGCGCAAAGATGTCCTCCCCACCTACAAGGAAAACCGCAACGGGCAACGCAAGCCCATGCTGCTGAAGATCCTCAAGGATCACCTTGCCGAAAACTACGAGACCTTCGTCCGTCCTAGTCTCGAAGCTGACGATGTGCTGGGCATCCTGTCCACATGGAAGAAGCTCAAGGGCGATAAGGTCATTGTCACCAAGGACAAGGATCTCCAGACCATCCCCGGTCTGCACTACCTGAGCCACAAAGAGGAGCGCGGCGTCTTCGAGGTAACCGAGGACGAAGCCGACCTGTGGCACCTCATTCAGACCCTCTCAGGAGACGTGACCGATGGGTACAAAGGCTGTCCCGGTATCGGTGCCGTCCGCGCTGAGAAAGCCCTCAAAGACCTCCCGCCCGAGGAGCGATGGCCCAAGGTCGTGGAGCTGTTCGAGAAGGCAGGTCTGGGGGAGGACGAGGCACTGACCCAAGCAAGAGTGGCCCGGATCTGTCGGGCATCTGACTACGACTTCAAGAAGAAAGAGGTGAAGTTATGGACGCCGTGAATCATCCGTCCCATTACCAGCGGAGGCTCGACCCGCTACTTGCCCATGTCCGTGGCGCTCTGCTCGATGACGTGGACTACATCAACATGGAGTGCTTCGACGCCATGGTCAACATGCTCGAAAGCGTCGATGAAATCCGTGGCTACCTGCGTGGCAACAGCTTCAAATACCGCTGGCGTTACCGTGGCAAGGCCGGGGTGCAAGACCTCAAGAAGGCCCGCTGGTACGAGAAGAAGCTGGAGAAGCTGGAAGAAGCCATCACCGAGTTCTACCGCCGGGAGGCCGCTGCATGAACCTGAAGGACTACCGCGAACAGGCTCTGCAATTTGCCGAGTACGAGGAAGAACTCTATCCGATGGTGGCTCTGGCTGAGGAGACCGGGGAGTTCCTCGGGATCTTCGCCAAGGCTCTCCGGGGAGATGATCTGGAGAAACGCTTTGGCTCCATGGACGCCCTGCGTGAAGCAGTCCTGAAGGAAGCCGGTGATGTCCTCTGGCAACTCACCAACGCCTTGAACGAAGTCGATCTGACCATCGAGGAGGCTGCCGAGCTGAACATCAAGAAACTGACTGACCGTAAGAACCGAGGTGTAATCAAAGGACATGGCGACGACCGTTAACTACCACGGTCTCACCCTTTACCCTCAGCGTGACGAACGCCTCTCAGACCTCGCAGGAGACCTCCTGCGGGGTTTTTATTTGAGGGAAGGGGAGACCATTCAAGAAGCCTTCGCACGGCCAGCACTGGCGTTCTGCGAGGGAGACAAGGCTTTCGCACAAGCCATCTACGATGACGTATCCCGAGGCTGGGCCATGTACGCCAGCCCGATCCTTTCCAATGCCCCGGCTCCCGGTGAAGCCGCCAAGGCCATGCCCATCAGTTGCTTCCTGAGTTTCGTACCGGATAGCCGCGAGGGTCTGGTCGATCATCAGTCCGAACTGGCGTGGCTGTCCATGCTGGGTGGTGGTGTCGGTGGTCACTGGTCAGCCATCCGTGCGGTGTCCGACAAGTCAGTCGGCCCGATTCCCCACATGAAGATCGCTGACAGCGCCGTCGAAGGCTTCCGTCAGGGTCGAACCCGCAAGGGCAGCTACGCGGCATATCTCGACATTTCCCATCCAGATGTCGTCGAGTTCATGCACATTCGCTTACCCACTGGTGGAGACGTGAACCGCAAATGCTTCAACATCCACCACGCCATCAACATCACTGACGAGTTCATGGAGGCAGTCTATGGCGGTGATCTTTGGTCTCTTGTGTGTCCTCATAGCGGTAGGGTGGTTGATCGTGTCGATGCACGGGAACTCTGGCAGTCGATCCTCGAAACCCGCTTCCGCACCGGAGAGCCGTACATCAACTTCATCGACACCGCGAACCGTGCGCTCCCCGAAGTCCAGCGGCAAGCCGGTCTCCGCATCCACGGGTCGAACCTCTGCAACGAGATCCACCTCCCCACAGACGAACGACGAACTGCTGTTTGCTGCCTCAGTTCTGTCAACCTCGAACTGTACGACGAGTGGAAGCACGACAAGCAGTTCATTCAGCGGTGGGTGCGATTCCTCGACAACGTACTGACGTTCTTCATCGAGAACGCCCCGGAGGCCATGGCCAAGGCGGTCTATTCGGCCAGCCGCGAGCGGGCCATCGGTCTGGGTGCCATGGGTTTCCACTCCCTGTTGCAGTCCAAGGGTCTGCCTTGGGAGTCCCCGATGGCCAAGGGACTGAACCTGCGGATCTTCGACCACATCAAGGAGAAGGCCGAGGAAGCCACCCGCATCCTGAGCTGCGAGAAAGGCTCTGCGCCTGACATGGTGACCACTGGCCGCCGTAACTCGCACCTGCTGGCCATCGCTCCCAACGCCAACTCCGGGTTGATCTGCGGGACTTCCCCGTCCATCGAACCGCTGCGCTCCAACGCCTTCACCCAGCGTACCCGCGCCGGTTCCCATCTGGTCAAGAACCCGCACCTCAAGGCTGTCCTCGCTGAACACGGCAAGGATGACGAGGAGACATGGCAGTCGATCATCCTGAACAACGGCTCAGTCCAACACCTCGATTTCCTATCGGAGTGGGAGAAGGATGTCTTCAAGACCGCCTTCGAGATCGACCAGAGCTGGGTAGTGGAGCACGCTGCTGACCGTCAGAAATTCATCTGCCAAGGCCAGTCGGTGAACCTGTATTTCCCGTTCGGTGCCCAGAAGTCCTACGTCAACCAAGTCCACCTGAGCGCATGGAAGAAGGGACTCAAAGGTCTCTACTACCTCCGCACCACTGCTGGCTTCACCGGGGATAAAGTCTCCCAGAAAGTCGAGCGGATTGCCCTGAAAGATGCAGCCAATAACGAGGAGGAATGTCTGGCATGTCAAGGCTGACGGAAGTCTCTACGACTTACAAACCGTTCGCCTTTCCTGAGTTCGTCAACCATGCAATCGACCACGAAAGCATGTTCTGGGGGGAGTGGGAAGCCTCCCTCCAGCGTGACGTAAACCAGTGGAAAGACGGAACGATTACCCCGGAGGAACGCAATCACATCACTCAGATCCTCCGTCTGTTCACCCAGTCCGACCAGATCGTCGGTGGTTCCTACGTCGATGTCTTCCTGCCGTACTTCAAGAACAACGAGGTACGGATGGCACTACTCTCCATCGCCAACCGGGAGTCCACCCACATGCGGGCCTATGCGCTGCTCAACGACACGCTGGGTCTGGCTGAGAGCGAGTACCGTGCCTTCCTTGAGTACGAGGAGATGGCCGACAAGGCCGAGTTCATGCAGGACTTCGAGACTGACGACCTCGGCCCGATCAGTGCCCGCGAGATGGGGCTGAACCTCGCTCGCACCGTGATGAACGAGGGCATGAGCCTGTTCTCTGCGTTCGTCCAGTTGCTCAACTACCAGCGCCCCGAGGCTGGCTCCAAGATGCTGGGCATGTGCGAGATCGTGGAGTGGAGCGTTCGAGACGAGACCAAGCACGTCGAAGTCATGGCCGCTCTGTTCCGCCGCCACGTCGAGGAGAACCCCGAGATCGTCACCGATAGCTTCAAGCGAACGATCTACGAAATGTATCGAACTGGCGTCGATCTTGAGGACAAGTTCATCGAACTGTCGTTTGCCATGGGTGGCCCGAAAGGGATCACCAAGGAGGAAGTCAAGCAGTACATCCGCTTCGTGGCTGACCGCCGACTGACCCAGCTCGGACTAAAGCCCAACTGGGGCATCGAGAAGAACCCCCTACCGTGGGTCGATCACATCATCGGTGGTGACAACCAAAAGAACTTCTTTGAGGGTCGCGTCACCGACTACAACCACAAGGGCATGGAGGGCGATTGGGGGTGGGACTGACACCCCCGATTCAATTAGGGGACAGTCTTGGAGGACTGGGGAAAGGGTGAACCCTATAGGTTCTCTAAGAGAGTCTTATAGATAAACCCTTTCTAATAATATCCATAGTTATAACTAACCCATAGGAGTTCTTATGGAGAATCTACCAGTCGTTCCACAAGACCTACTCGAAGCTCTGGACAAACAGTTCCCTGAACGCTGTCCCGATCCGGGTTGGTCTGACCGGGAAATCTGGATGCGTGTCGGGGAACGTCGGGTTGTCCGATACCTCAAGCGCATCTTTGAGCAACAGAACGAGAACGTGTTGAGGACTACCCATGTGCATGGCTCCGAAAATGCCCAAGATGGAGGTTAAAGATCCCGCGCCACCACCTCCGCCTCCTGAATACTCTGCTGCCTATCGGCAAGGTTCCCCCGAGATGGTAGGGGTGGGACGCTCCCGAGTCTCCTCCAACACTCGCAACAAACTCCGCATCGACCGGAACACCTCCGGCAGTCGGAACAGCAACGTACCCCGCATCCGGTGAGGTGATTCATGTTCGTCCCCCGCTACCTGCGGCTGGACGGTATGGAACCCACCACCCTTAGCACAGATGAGATTCGCCCCTACGTCCATGACGCGATGGTTCGCTACATCGAGATGGTCAAGGACGAATACGGCGATCACCTCCTGAGCCTCGACGAGTTGGTCGAGACCTCTCTCCAAGACCACCACATCGTCCTCATCAACGGGGAGTACCTACTGGCCTACTACCTGACCAGTGAGTGGTTCTCGACGGGGAAGGTACTGGCTGAGGAGTACCTGATGCGGATGGCACCGGGAGAGACCCCCCTGTCCAGCGTGTTCGACACCATCCGGGTGCTGGTGAAGCTCCATGGCGCGAAGGAAGCCCAGCTCGGCCCCGGAAGCAAAGCCTTGAGGAAGCTCTATGCCAAGCATGGAGCCGAGGAATCTTTGACCATCATGAGGGTTACCTAGTGAGTAAAGGTATCAAGAAGATCGGAAAGTCAATTTCCAAGCCTTTCAAGAAGATCGGCAGCGCCGTGAAGAAGACCGTCAGTTCTGTCTTCAAGGCAGCCAAGGGTGTGGTCGGCATGGTGGCGGGCGCTATCGGCCTGACCCCCAAGATCCCCGACATGCCACAACCGAAAGACCCGGCACCCCCGGCCCCTGAACCGGAACAGTACGCCGAGGACATGACCCGTCCCGAGAACATCGGTCGCCGTAAGCGCAACCGCCGCAACGGCCTCCGCATCGACCTGAATACTGGTGGTGCCCCTGCCGGTAACGGCGTGAACCTGCCGGTCGGCTAATCGAGAGGAGAATCTATGGAAGCAGCCCAGACGGCTGGTGGGCGCTATCGTGCGCTCATTGGTAAGCGCGACCCGTTCCTCAAGCGTGGTCGTGATGCAGCCAAACTGACCATCCCGTCCCTGCTTCCTCCTGATGCCCACAGCGGCCACGACAAGCTCCCGACCCCGTTCCAAGGGCTGGGAGCGCGTGGGGTGAACAACCTCGCGTCCAAGCTGTTGCTGGCCCTGATGCCACCGAACAGTCCCTTCTTCCGCTTCACCATCGACGACTACACGCTCGAACAACTGACCCAGCAAGAGGGTATGCGAGCTGAGGTCGACGAGGCGCTGGGCAAGATCGAACGTGCAGTGATGCAGGAGATCGAGGCTCAGGCCGTCCGTGTGTCGGTGGGCGAAGCCCTGAAGCAACTGCTGGTTGCCGGTAACGTCCTCCTGTACCTGTCGCCCGAGGGCGGTCTCAAGGTGTTCCGCCTTGACCGCTACATCGTGCGGCGTGATCCCATGGGCAACGTCCTTGAGATCATCGTGCAGGAGACTGTCTCCCCGGAAGCCCTGCCGGAGGAAATCCGAGCCGAGCTGAAGGACACCGACAAGACCGGCAAGGACAAGACCGTCGAGTTGTACACCCGCGTGTACCTCGAAGGTAGCAAGTGGCACGTCTATCAGGAGGTCAAGGGGCGCGTAATCCCCGGAACCGAGGGCGAGTATCCGCTGGAGAAGTCTCCGTGGATTCCCTTGCGGTTCACCAAGATCGACGGTGAAGACTACGGTCGAGGCTACGTCGAGGAATACTACGGCGATCTCCGCTCCCTCGAAGCCCTGACCAAGGCCATCGTCGAAGGCTCTGCCGCTGCCGCCAAGGTGCTGTTCCTAGTGAACCCCAACGGCGTCACCGAGCAGCGCACCCTAACCGAAGCACCCAACGGTGCTGTCCGAACTGGTACTGCCGAGGACATCTCGGTACTTCAAGTCGACAAGTTCGCAGACTTCCGTATCGCCTTCGAGACCATCGAAGCCATCTCCCAGCGCCTCTCCTACGCCTTCCTGATGAACACCGCCGTGCAGCGGGAGGGTGAGCGGGTGACCGCCGAGGAGATCCGCTACATGGCCTCCGAGCTGGAGGATGCCCTTGGCGGCGTCTACTCGATCCTGAGTCAGGAGTTCCAGCTCCCGCTGGTCAAGCGACTGGTTCACCAGCTCGAACGCAAGCGCAAGATCCCGACCCTGCCCAAGGGAGTCGTCCAGCCCACCATCACCACCGGCCTCGAAGCTCTGGGCCGTGGTCATGACCTGAACAAGCTCGATGTGTTCATCGGTGGGGTACTCCAGACGTTCGGCCCTGAAGTCGTCTCCCAGTACCTCAACGTGGGTGACTACCTGACCCGTCGAGGCACCGCTCTGGGTATCGACATGAAGGGTCTGGTGCGTACCGAGGAGGAGATCAGGCAGGAGCGTATGGCCCAGATGCAAGCGCAACAGCAGCAGATGGCCCAGCAGATGGTCGCTCAAGGCGGCATGGACATGGCGAAGGAAGTAGTCAAAGCAGGTGTGAATGATGGCTGAAGCTGAAGTCAAGAAGCAAACCCGCCGCACCCGCAAGCAGAAACAGGAGGTCGCCCCAGAGGCGGCCTCTACTGCTTCTGGTAAGGCGCAACCGAAATCAACCCCCAAGCCCGAGACCGGCGCACAAGTCACCAAGCTCGACAACGGTCTCGTCATCGTTTCCCGATAACAGGAGAGAGAAATGGCAGAAGTTCTGAACACTGGCGGTGAAGCTACTGGTGCAGCCCCGGAAGGCCACGATCAGGCGATGCTCGATGCAGTCGCCCAGAAGGAAGCCGAGCTGGCGAACATCGGCAACGATGCTCCCAAAGGTGGCGACCAGAAGATCCTCGGCAAGTTCGACTCTCAGGAGGATCTGGCCAAGGCGTATCAGGAGCTGGAGCGCAAGCTGAGTCAGCAGTCCCAGCAGCAGCCGAAGCAACAGCAGCAGACCACCGAGCTGAACGAGGATCAGGCGAACGACCTGATCGAGAAGGCGGGTGTGAACGTGGACGCCATGGCCGAACACTTCTACGAGAACGGCCAACTGGCTGATGAACACTACGCCGAACTGGAACAGGCCGGTATTCCCCGTGAGTACGTCGATCAGTACATCGCCGGGGTTCAGGCCGAGGCCGAACAGATCCGTGACGAAATCTACAACGAGGTCGGGGGCGAGGAGAACTTCGCTGCCATGGCCGAGTGGGCTGCCGCGAATCTGTCCAAGGCCGAACTGGACGCCTACAACGAGGCCGTGGACAGCGGTGACATGAGCGTGGTGCGTAGTGCCGTGATGTCTCTGGCATTCCGCTACCAGCGGGACGTGGGCCGTGATCCGAACCTCGTAGGCGGCAACTCCGGTGGCATGACTGGGTTCGAGTCTCTGGCCCAACTCACTGCCGCCATGAAAGACCCGCGCTACAACACCGACCCTGCGTATCGCCGTGAGGTCGAGCAGAAGTTGGCGCGTTCCAACATCATGTGAGGTGACCCATGAACTGGATCGTTGAGAACTGGGATGGCGTCGTCGCCACCCTTGTGGCGCTCCATGCGCTGGCCGTCGCTGTGGTGAACCTGACCCCGACCCCGAAGGACGATGAGATCCTCGGCAAGGTCTACCGCGTGGTAGAGGTCGTGGCCGGTCTGTTCACCAAGAAGTCCAAGGGGCTTCCCGGCGAGGGGGCACGGTGAGTGCCTTCCTCAAGGCGCTCCAATCCTTCCTTCAAGCGATGACCCTGTTGCTCACCCTTGCCCGTGACGAGAAGTTGCGCCGCGAGGGTGAGCGCAGAGTTCTCCATAAGCAGGTGGAGAGCGCCTACGAGCAGCAGGGAGAAGCCCATGAGATCGACCTTCAAGTGGTTCGCAACGGTCTGTCTGATGCTGACCTTGAGCGGATGCGCCGTTACCAGCGAACCACTCCGTAACCCCTGTGTCTGGGCCAAGCCCATCACTTGGCATGAGAACGACACGCCCACGACTCGTCAAGAAATCTTCGCTCACAACCTGAAATACGAGCGATTCTGTGACGATTCCAATTAGGGGACAGTTATGGAGAACAAATGAGTCTCCGAGTCTCTCCTGTTGGTTGGTATTACGGCCTCCCCCTCTTGCCTAGCTACGGGGAGGTTCTTTTTGTCTCTCAGACACCCGCAAGCCTCTCCCTCAACTATCCCGAGGATGACGCTCAAATGGCGACCTGAATCAACAGGTATCGCCCGGTTGGCCACCGGGAGTGGGTATTTTATTTCTCGTACAGGATTCAACCGGCGACCGCCGAATAAGGAGGTGATCCTGTATCTCCGAGCTGGGGAACGGTGACCCAGTAAGCCCTAACTCGTCGTGAGACGACACAGGGCACCTACCTCGAACGAATGCGAAGCCAAGTCGCACTGGCAGCAAAGCCGGTGACTTTGCGACCGAGTTTTTCACGCACAAGCCTCGGCCCCGAGTGGACACCTGCGGGTGATCTGCAAGGGACAACCTTGTGTGAAGCGCGTGGATGACTGCTGGGAGCAGCAACTTCCATCAATCGTTCACGAGGTAATTCATTCATGGCAGACGCTATTGTCTCTCGTCTGGGCCAAGTCAACGGCGCTGGCGCAGTCGATTCTCTGTTTCTCAAGCTGTTCGCTGGCGAGGTACTGACCTCCTTTGAACAGACTCAGGTGATGATGGACAAGCACCAAGTCCGCACCATCACCCAAGGCAAGTCCGCTCAGTTCCCGGTAATGGGTCGTGCTGACGCTTACTACCACACTCCGGGTCAGGAGATCCTGGGCGGTAAGATCAAGCACGCAGAGCGAGTCATCACCATCGACGAGCTTCTGGTGGCTCCGACCTTCATCGCTAACATCGACGAAGCGAAGAACCACTACGACGTTCGCTCCGTGTACACCCGCGAGATGGGCGCGAAGCTGGCCAACACCATGGACAAGCATGTCCTCCAGACTGGTGTTCTGGCTGCCCGTACCGCCAAGACCATCGACGACGCTGACCAGTTCGGCGGCACCACTGTCTACGGTGTGGACAACACCAACGGTGACGCTCTGGCTGAGGCCATGTTCGAGGCTGCCCGTATCCTCGACGAGAAGCATGTGCCGGAAGACCAGCGGTTCCTGTTCGTCCGTCCGGCTGAGTTCTACGCGATGGCGAAGTCCACCAAGATCCTGAACCGTGATTGGGGCGGTGAAGGTTCTTACGCTGGCGGTAACGTGATCCGCGTGGCCGGTATCACCATCGTCAAGACCAACAACCTGCCGAAGGCTCTGGTTGCTGCTGGTTCTGTCGATGCTGGCACCAACGACAAGTACGCGGGTGACTTCACCAACACCGTGGGTCTCATCATGCACCCGTCCGCAGTGGGCACCGTCAAGCTGCTGGATCTGGGCATGGAGTCTGAGTACCAGATCAGTCGTCAGGGCACCCTGATGGTTGCCAAGTACGCCGTGGGCCATGGTGTCCTGCGTCCTGAAGCTGCCATCGAGCTGTCTTCTGCCGCTGCTCCGGTGTAAGCGAGCGTTAAGTTAATCCTGTAGGAGGTCAAGAAATTGGCCTCCTATTTTTTTCTTATAGAGGGTTCACATGCTAAGTCCGACTACTGAACTGGATGCCATCAATACGATGTTGTCCGCCATCGGTGAAGCACCTGTGAACACCGTCGAGGATAACGGGGTGGTGGATGCCGTCATGGCACGGCAGATCCTGACCACAGTGAGCCGGGAAGTCCAAGCCCGAGGGTGGCACTTCAACACCGAGAAGGACTACACGCTCACTCCGACTTTCCCCGAGGGTGAGGTGCGACTCCCGAAGACTCTCCTGCGGATCGACACTGTGAAGACCCACAGTGACATCGACGTGGTTCAACGAGGTCAACGCCTCTACGACCGCCGCAACCATACCTACAAGTTCAAGCATCCGTTGAAGGTAGACATGGTAATCATGCTGGCCTTCGACGAGATGCCGGAAGTGGCCCGTCAGTTCATCACCATCCGTTCCGCCCGAATCTTCCAAGAGCGAGTGGTCGGCTCCGGTGAACTCTCCCAGTTCTCCCTGAAGGACGAGATGCGGGCATTGGTGGCGCTTCGAGAGTTCGAGGCTGACACCGCTGACTACAACATCCTGACCGATAACTACTCGGTCGCCAGAGTATTGGAACGCTGACATGAGTCTTGTCTCAACCACAATCCCGAACCTAGTGAACGGGGTGAGTCAGCAGCCCTACGCCTTGCGTCTGGCCTCTCAGTGTGAGGAACAGATCAACGGTCATTCGTCCGTGGTGGAGGGGTTGCGTAAACGCCCCGGCACCAAGCATATCGCCAAGCTGGCGGGTGTAGCTGATGGTGCCTATATCCACCTCATCAACCGCGACAAGGCCGAGCAGTATGTCGTGGTCATCCAGAACGGCAACCTCAAGGTCTTCGATCTGGATGGTAACGAGAAGGTGGTTAACTTCCCCAACGGAAAGGGCTACCTCTCCTCGGCACAGCCTGAAGAACACTTCCGCTGTGTCACCGTGGCGGACTACACCTTCGTCCTCAATACCGAAGTGGTCGTCCGGCAGGGCAGCAGCACCACCCCTAGTCGTCCCTTCGAGGCGCTCTTTTGGGTGAAGCAGGGTTCCTACGGGGCCAAGTACACCATCTGGGCCGGTGGTCAATCAGCCACCTACACCGTGCCCAACGGTAGTGATGCTGCTCATGCCAACTCCGTGACCACCGACAACATCGCCACCAACCTCGCCAACGGACTCTCCTCGGCGCTGGGCACCGGCTGGACGGTCTCCCGGTACGGCTCGACGATCTACGTCAGGAAGACCGATGGGGGCACCTTCACGGTGCGGTCTGACGACTCCATCGGTGACAACGGCGTGGACGTAATCACCACCACCACCCAGCGGTTCTCCGACCTCCCGGCCCGTGCCATCAACGGCTTCACCGTGGAGATCACCGGAGACCAGACCTCCTCGTTCGACAATTACTACGTCAAGTACGACACCTCAAGCTCAGGCTCGGTGTCAGGCGTATGGAAGGAGACGATCAAGGGCGGTGAGAAGGACAGCCTGAATGCTTCCACCATGCCCCATGCGCTGGTACGGAATGCCGATGGCACCTTCACCTTCAAGGTGCTGGATTGGGAGAAGCGCAAGGTAGGTGATCTGGACTCCAACCCGTTCCCCTCCTTCGTCGACCGTAGGATCAGCGACGTGTTCTTCCACCGTAACCGTCTGGGGTTCATCAGCGACGAGAACATCGTGTTCTCCCGTGCGGGTAAATACTTCGACTTCTTCATCGGGACGGCCACGGCGGTACTGGACGATGACCCTATCGACATCGGCGTGAGTCACACCAAGGTCTCCATCCTGCGCCACGCCATCCCGTTCAACGAGACCCTGCTGCTGTTCTCGGACAAGACCCAGTTCCAGCTCGGCTCTGCGGAGATCCTGACGCCGGATACCGTGAGTGTGAACCAGACGACCGAGTACGAGTGTTCCCTGCGGGCCAAGCCTGTGGGTGCCGGTCGGTACGTCTACTTCGCAGTCAACCGGGGCACCTTCGCCGGTATCCGTGAATACTTCACCGATGGACAGACCGAAGCCGAGGATGCCGCAGAGGTTACCGGCCATGTGCCCAAGTACATCCCCGGCGGTGTCTTCAAGATTGCGGCCAGCGGTAACGAGGACATGCTGGCGGTACTGACCGATGGTAGCCCCAACGAGGTGTTCATCTACAAGTTCTACTGGAGTCAGAACGAGAAGTTGCAATCCTCATGGTCACGCTGGCGGTTCGCTCCGGGGGATCGCATCCTCAACTGCGACTTCATCGAGTCCCAGCTCATCCTCCTGATCGAGCGGCACGATGGGGTGCATCTGGAGGTGATGAACCTTGAGTCAGGGATGACCGAGCCGAACTGGAGTATCCACGTCCACCTCGACAGTCGGCTCAACGAGCAGGATGTCTCCCTGACCTACTACGAGAACGATCCCACGCTGGAGCTGGACAACGAGACGCACATCACGCTGCCCTACAAGCTGGCTGCCGATGAGCAGGTTCAAGTGGTGACCGCACCGGGAGGGAACCGAGTCGAGGGTGTGATCTTCAACAGGTTCACCGTAGACAACTCAGGGACGTTCACCAAGCTCATCTTGCAGGGTGACTGGAGGAACCAGCCGTTCTACATCGGCAAGCCCTACGAGTTCCGCTATCGGTTCTCCACCTTGGTCATCAAGGAGGAAGCTGTCGGCGGGGGTCAGATGACCATCGGTGAAGGGCGTATCCAGCTCAGGAAGATGACCGTCCTGTTCAACCAGTCGGGGTACTTCCGCGTGGAGGTGACACCCTTCCGCCGGGACACCTACCGCTACATCTTCTCGGGTCGTGTGGTGGGTTCCGGTGCCAACCTGATCGGGCGGGTCTCCATCGAAGACGGCAAGTTCCGCTTCCCGGTGGCTGCCAAGAACGATCAGGTCACCATCGAGATCGTCAACGACTCCTTCCTGCCGTGCTTCTTCCTGAGCGCCGAGTGGGAAGCCTTCTATTCAATCCGTTCTCAGAGGCTGTGATGTTAACCGTCAGACGAGCAACCCCAGAGGATGCCGTCGACATGGCTTCACGTCTCCGAGAAGCTGACCTCAAAGAGATCCTAGCAGTGGGGCGCTCCTCTCCCGAGGAGTCCCTGCTGGTGGGGCTTGAGTCGCCTGACCCCTGCTATGTGGCAGTGGACGAGGACGACAGACCGCAGATCATCTTCGGCACTGTCCCATCCCACGAACACTTCCTCGGCTACGTCTGGATGATGGCGACCGATGCCATCAAGGACAACTGGGTTCAGGTTCTCCGCGAGACCAAGCCATGGGTCGACCGTATCCGTGGTCATTACCATGTACTTGCCAATGCGGTACATGCGGACAATCACGTCCATATCAGGTGGCTGCGTTGGGCCGGATTCGCCTTCCTGCGTGAGTTCGAGTTCAACGGCAGTCGTTTCTATGAGTTCGCCAAGTTGATTCCACCGGAGGCACGGTAATGTGTGACCCGATGACTATCGCCGCTGCAACAATGGCCGTGGCTTCGGCAGGTTCTGCGGTGGCTGGCTATCAGGGAGCCAAGGCTCAGGCTGAGATGCAGAACCAGATGCACCAGCAGAACAAGCTGAACTCCTACGCCGCCATGCGACAGGGCTACGTCACCAGCCAGCAGCGGCAACAGCAAGAGATGGTAGCGGCTGCTGACGACATTCAAGCACGGCGTCTCGAAGCCATGCAGCAGACGGCAACTGCTAACGTGGCTGCGGGTGAAGCGGGTGTGGGCGGCTTCTCGGTCGAACGAGTCCTGCGGGACATCGGGGCCGCTGGTAGCCGGGACATCACCGCCATCCAGCAGAACCGCGACTGGAACGTCAACCAACTGAACAACGAGATGCTGGGACTCAGCACCCAGACCAAGAGTCGAATCCTGTCTGTGCCCAAGGGCATGAAGCCGAACGTCCTGCCGTACATCCTTCAGGGTGCCCAAGGCGCGGCCAATGCGTACATGGTGGGTCAGTCAGGTAAAGCGTGAGGTAAGTAATCCATGGCAAATGTAGGCGGGCTGCGGCCCACCCAGAACGACCAACCGGAGGTGCGCCAGAAGAAGGGCCGGTTGGCCGTCCAACGGAACTCCTCTAACCGGGTATCCCTTCGCCCGTCTGCGGCCCCAGTGGACACCTACGTCCGCCCCGGCCCAACCCCTGATGTCTCCACCAACGCTGAACGCCTGTCCGCCGCTCTGGCCCAGCTCAATCCTGCTATCGGCCAGCTCGCACGGCAGTACCAGAAGAACAAGGAGGAGGATCAGCTCGCCCGTCTGCGCTTCTACACCGAGCAGTTCATGCAGGACAAGGAGTCGGGGGCTGTCTCGGCGGCTCAGGTCAAGGAGATGTTCCCCGAGCTGGTGCCCACCGTGGCTGCCCGTATCGCTCAGGCGACGGGTGAGATCGAGGCCCGTCGCTGGGCGCAGGATCAAGTCCAGACCATCCTTGAGAACGACGACATCCGCCTGAACACGGAGAACCGTCAGGCTGCCATCGAGGCCATCCGCGAGGAGGCCCGAGGCATGATCGGTGACAACGAGTTCTATGGCACTGGCTTCCTGACTCAACTCGACAGCTCCCTGCGGGAGTTCGAGACAGCGTGGATGCGGGAGACGGCAGCTCATCAGGAGCAGATTCAGGCCGAGTCCTTCTCCAACCACGTCGCTGAGGCGCTGCTCAACGGCGGTGACCTGATGGCGCTGGACGCTCAGTGGAAGGATTCGTCCTCCCTGAACAACCTTGAGCGCAACCGGATCGTGGTCGACACGGCCATCAATCAGGCGCTGGCTACCGGCAACGAGGGGCTGCTCTCCCGTGTGCCTGACAGGTTCCTGAATGCCGACTCCAAGGCCCGGATCGACCAGACCCGCGACCAGATCCAGCAAGCACGGTACACCCAGATGTATCGCCAGCGACAGATGCAGCAGTGGGCACGGGAAGACCAGATCCGCAGCGGTAAGGTCGGTATCCTCCAGCGCATGGCGAGTGGTGAGGAGTTGAACCCTGCCGAGTTCGCCAACACCCCGGAGCTGTTCGAGTACGCCCTACGGCTCAACTCCCAGCCCACCCTGAACGCCACCGTGAGTGTCCGTAACGCCGAGAACATCCGTTCGGCCATGCTCCGTGCGTCCACGTCAGGCGGCTACATGGAAGCCTTCAAGGACGACCCTAGCTTCACCCTGATGTTCGGAGAGGAAGATAACGTCTCCGAGGAAGGACTGCGCGACTACATCCTCCAGCGTGACGATCTGAACCCTGCCGAGAAGCAGAGCCTCATCGAGCAGGTGCCCACGCTGATGGAAGGCGTGAACTTCGTGCGTAACCCGGACTTCGACACCCACTTCGAGAACACCCTCGGGAATGACCTGCGTGTCTTCGGTCAGAGCGTCCAAGGGCAGGTACTCCAGCAGATGGGAGTAAACGTGCAGGGGGACGTGCAGAACGCCTACCGCGAGCGTCTGCGTCAGGAAGTCGTGGCCTTCATCGAAGACAACGGCGAGATCCCCCGTGGTAACGCCAAGCTGGAGATCATGCAGCGAGCTGAGGATACCGCAACCCGCCGCCTCCAGTTCCTCCAGCAGAACTACCGTGACCTGCTGCAAGAGCAAGCCCAGCGCATGGCTGGTGACAATCAACCTTCAAGACGAGCGCCCACCCCGCAACGAGCGGCCCCTGAGCCGGAGAGTGATGATCCTAACGTCATCACCCTGCCGAACGGTGTCCGGGTGCAACGAGTAGAGTGAGTGAATAATGGCTGTTTACGAGATCAATGGTACACGTTACGAGCTGCCTGATGACCTGTCAGGGGAACAGCTCGAAGAAACCCTGATGTACCTCTCCAGTCAGGACATGCAAGAGGGTGTCCAACAGCCGCAGTCCTATCAGTACGGCCCGATTCGGGAAGACATTGATCCTGACACTCTCGCTGAGGATAGGGACTGGCTGGAGGCTTCCCGAGTCATCTACCGGATGAACGAGGGCCGCGACTGGCAGGGCGAAGACGCCGAGCTGGCCGAGTACGGTCTGGATGTGATGGGCTGGTTCAACTACAACCTCCCGGCCATGACCGTCAACACCGCCCGGATCACCAATGCCGAGCAGTATGAGAAGGAAGCCTTCCTCTACCTGATGGATTCATACGATAATCTGGAGATGTCGTGGGGTGGAGTAGGGCGCTTCTTCAAGGGTGTTCTGGCCGACCCGACGACCTACATCGGTCTGGGCACATTGGGCCTCGGCACCGCTGCATCGGCTGGCGGTAAGGTGGCCACCAAGCAGGGCATCCGCGAGCTTCTTCGACAGGGGCTGCGTACCGGCATGGTGGCTGGTGTAGAGGGTGCGATGTACGCGGGGGTGGATAACTCCATGCGTCAGACCGTTCGCATCGAAGCAGGACAGCAGGAGGAGTACGATGTTGGACAAGCTCTTGGAGCTGTGGGAACGGGCGCTGCCGTGGGTCTGGTTGGCGGTACTGTTCTCGATGCCGCTGTTAACAAAGCCAAGCAGCTATTCCGCCGTAACCGGCTGGTAGACGAAACAGTCGATGCTCCCGCTCCCCGCCCACAGGGGACAGTAGAGGAGACACCGCAAGCTCAACTCCCGGCCAAACCGGAGGCGACCGCCGAGACGGCCAACCCTTCGTCACGTCCTGATGTATCCACAGGTGCAACTGATGAGGTGGGGAAGCTGGAAGCTCCAGCAGCTCGCAATGCTGCGCAGGTCGAGCCGGGACTCCCGGCCAGCACCGTGAGGGAGCCTGACGGCCTGTTCGAGTACACCAAGCTCGACGACCTGCCTCTGTCCAAGTCCCAGACGGACATCCCGTACCAGCGTCAGACCATGGCCGAGAACGTCAACAAGGCCATGCGCTTGGCTCAGGAGCTGAAGAATCTGCACCACACGCAGATCGACGACATTGCCGAACAGCTCCGCACCCGTGAGATGACCCACACGGAGTGGGTGGAGTTCATGCTCTCGACCAAGCTGGCACGGGACTGGACAGCCAAGGAGAAGGCGATGGTGACAGCGCGGCTGCATCAGGTGACCGATCCCGAGGAGGTGGCTCGCCTGAACGCCAAGGAGGCCGAGCTGGGTGAGCTGTTCTCCCGGCTGGAGTCCATGGATGAAGCTCTGGGTTCCCACTCCGGTTACATGCTCCGGCAGCGACAGGAAGGTCTGCAACTGAAGGGACTCCCCAAGGATGACCCGGAGGAGTTCGCCCGTCAGGTGTTCAAGGCTGAGGAAGATGCCCGGATCAAGTCGCTCAAGCAGGACTACAACCGGCGCATCGAGAAGGCACTGGCCGAGGGTGACATCGCTGAGGCGGGACGACTGGCCACCATGAGGAACATCGAGGTGGACGGTAATCTGGAGAAGGAGCTGGGGCAGAACCCCGGATTCATCCGCAAGATGAACGAGCTGGTGATCTCCAACGTCTTCAGTCCCACCACCCTGATGGTGAACCTCGTTCCCTCTGCGGCCAAGGTTCTCTACCGTCCGGCGCTCAACGCCCTCCTGTCCAACCCGTTGGAAGCCGCTACCCGCAAGCGAATGGTGGCTGAATACAGCGCCATGTCTTCCAGCATCAAGGCGGCGTGGCGTGGGGCATTGGCAGCCTTCCGGTACGAACAGGCGATCCTGACCCGTGAGTCCGGGCGACTGCTGGAGGGCGAGTTGGCGATCAAGGGCAAGAAGGGTGCGGCCATCCGCATCTTCCCGCGACTGCTCAACGCCTCTGACGAGTTCCTGTCCCAGATGACCTACCAAGGGTACATCGCCGGGAAGACTGCCGGTGAAGCCTACGAGGCGGGCCTGAAGCAGGGACTCAAGGGCAAGGCGCTGGATCGGTACGTCAAGGAGCAGACCAAGGAGGCGGTCAAGCGAGCCTACTCCGACGTGACCCATGAGGAGTCCATCCGCACGGTAGCCAACAAGGGGATCAACCTCGGCTACTCCGGGGAGAAGCTGGCCGAGTACGTCAAGCGCGAGCTGATGCGTAACCCGGATGCCCTGCGACATGGGCACGACGAGGAAGCCATCAACTACGTCCGTGACGTGCTGTACAAGCGGCAGTTCTCCGGCGAGGGCACAGCCTCCAAGCTGGCCCAGAGGTATGAGCAGATGGTGGACGATGCGCCGATCCTTCGGTTGCTCGGTCAGTTGTTCTTCCGTACCCCGGTGCGTGTCTTCGAGGAAGGCATGAGGATGACTCCCGGTGTCCAGATTCTGGCTCCCGGCTTCCTCAAGGATCTGTCTGGCCGTAACGGTCAACGGGCACTGATGCGGGCACAGGGCGAGGCGATGATGTCTCTGGCCATGACCGGCACAGTCCTGACCCTGTACGCCCAAGGGGCAATCACAGGGGACGGAGCCTACTCCCACTGGAAGCAGCAACGAGCGCGTGGTGACAG